CAGTAATACTAAAATCATTGCTTAATGCCATATCACACTCTGCGGTATCTGGACTTGTTCCTGTGCCTAAACTAACAGTAGTTATTGCACCTAAAGCTCTTCCTGTAACTGTAACACCATTTGCTGTTGTTTCTATTTTCTTAGCATTATTATGATATAGTTCTACTGCACCGTCATCAATAAACTTAGCTATAGTTTCGCCAGAACCCTCTACATTTAAAGTACCAGCAATTTGTATATGTCCATCTGTGCCATCCCAAAATGCTTGTATATCACTGCCAGTGCCTAAAATAATTTTATCATTGTCTGCCATGACAATATCATTGCCATTACTTGCTAAGTCACCACTTAAATTACCACTGATTGCTGCGGCTGGTATAGCTTCAAGCTGTATTGTATCACCACTACTGTCGTATGTCAAGACGTGATTATCTGTTTTAGATGCGTCTGCATCAAATGTAAGATTGCCTATAGCTACATTACCAGTTCCATTAGGTGCAACTGTTATAGCTCCGTTAGCACCGTCAGCTATAGTTATGCTTCCAGAGTTTGTTCCTGCATTTGTATTTAGTATTAAATCGCCTGTACCTTGCGTAGTAACAGTTACGTTAGCGTTATTATCTCCCATACGGACTGTATCAGCATCTAACTGTACATCTCCCGTACCGTTAGGTGTTATAGAAATATTACCATTGGCTGCATCAGCAATAGTAATTACACCTGAGTTTGTACCCGCATTAGTGCTAAGTGTTAAGTCACCAGTACCATTAGTTGTAATAGTTACATCAGCATTGCTATCACCTACACGTACTGTATCCGCATCTAGTTGAACATCACCTGTTCCATGTGGAGCAATTACTACATTACCATTAGTATCTGTGCTGCTAATAGTATTGCCATCAATTGTTATATTGTCGATGTCCACTTGTGTGTCCATAACAATAGTACCATCAGACTTAATACGCATACGTTCTGTTGCAGCCGCTGATGTATTTGTTTTAAATACAAGGGCTGTCGAGTTATTATCAGAAGCAAAAGTATCTTCTGCTACAGCTTCAATTGCTGCACCATCAAGAATAGCATCAGTGCCACTTCCCTCAACAGGAGCATTAAAAGTAATTTTACCTAATACATTACCAGACTCAACTGATGTATCACCTGTTTGCAAGTTAAGCTCAAACCCGGAAGCTGCTCTAGCTTGTATGCCTGTATCTGCTTCATGTGTAAGGGTAACTTCGCTATCCGCACCAAGTGAAATAACAGCAGCGTCACTGTCTAGTTTTAAATCGTTGCTAATGTTTACAGATGTCGATGCATCAATGTCTACAATAGGTGCGGTAATCTCTAACTCTGCGTCAGCATCTATATCTAATTGACCGTCTGTGCTTGAGTTAATAAATATTGCGCTATCACGTAGCTGAAGTTTAGTTGCAACAGGAATATCAATAACACCTGTACCCGCTGGATCAATTGTTATATCACCATTAGTGTTGGTAGACGATATAGTATTTGCATCTATAGTAATGTTGTCAATTGCAGCAGACTCACCTACTATTGCAGTAAATGTACCTGCTGCGGCAGTAGATGCACCGATTGTAGTATTATCAATTGCACCACTATCTATATCAACTTTACTTATATTAACTTCACCAGTTCCATTTGGTGTCAAGTCAATGTTACCATTAGAGTCAGTACTAATGATCGCATTACCGTTAATATTAATATTATCTACATCAAGATCACCAGTAACATTTGCTGCACCTGTAATAGTAAGGGTAGTTGTATCAATAGTAACAGCAGTTGATGCATCTATGTCAACTGTAGGTGCTACAAGTTCTAGTTCTGTATCTGCATCTATATCAAGCTGTCCATCTGTGCTAGACTTTATGCTTAATCCACTATCTCTAAACTGTATAGCTTTATCTGTATCAACTAATATATTTTCACCAAGACCGTCAATATATGCTTTACCATCAAGATATAAATCTTTAAACTCAAGTGAAGATGTACCTATATCTAGTGTATTATCTGTCTTTGGTTTTATTTCTGTTGAACTAGCTACAAAGTCTTGCACTGGACCAAGTACAGTAACAGGCCCACCTTCACCGGCTGTGCCATCATGGGTGTGTCCACTTGTAGCATTAAAGGCTGATTCAATAGCGTCATATTCGCCATCAAAGTCAGCAGCGTTAATTACGTTACCATCAGCAATATTATTAGCTGAGTCGTTTCTGGTATATCCTGTTCCCATAGTTTTACCTTCTTGCGTTAGTGGCGTATTCGACTGTTAATGCGTCAAGTGAAAATGGCGGTGCTTGTGTAGCAGAGTCAAACAAAAATGAAACTGCAAATCCAGAACCGACTACTTGACTTTCAAATAGTTTAACTAGTTTTGCACCATACGTAGTTGTACCAAATACTCCCGATCCAAAAAATCCAACAGTTCCCTGTACGTTTTGTATATTAATAGGTGCTGGTTGTATAGTACCAGCTTCGTCAAAGTCTAACTTTAGACTTAAATCAAATGCTACACTTCCTTGTGGATCAGTGTACAAAAATATTTTGTAAAAAGTTTTTCGTACTCGTGGGTCTTCAATTGGAATAAAAGGTGTAGCAAAAGATATAGTAATTGCTGTACCATCAAAATCACTACCTGATTCCATTTGATATAAGTAGCCATCATTATTAGAAAACAGTATAACCTCACTGTTTAAATGATAATTACTGTCTGCTACAAATGCTCGTATGCCTCTAGTTTCTGCATACTGCATGTTTGCGCCGCCTTGTTCCGCAAACTGTGTAGCTAAAATGCCCTGTGCATTTTCTTGTGTAATATTATTGTTGTACCCAAATATTCTATACTGTGATTTTTCCCTAACAACGCAACTGGTAAAGTTCGTATTAGTAGAAATAAATGTAACTAAATCGTCCTGTATATTTTTAGATACAACACCTAATCCAAAATCGCCAATTCTATCTGTAGCACTTAACAATCGTAAACCGTCAGGTGCTAAAAACATAACATCACCACCAACTTCTTGTATGGTGTCACTTTCAATACAACCCAAATCATTAGTCACTGGTTGCAATGTAAAGTCTGCTATTGTGTTACCTACTAATCTTTGTATTGACACTTCGGTAAAAATAATTAACTGATCACGAAATACTTCTAAACCTGTAATTGGCGAACCTACATTTATAGACCCTGCACCATTTGCTACTGAAAAGTCACTGTCTGTATATGGCGCAGTAAAATTAAGTATGGTTCCCTTTCCAAAGAATAAAGCATTTTTAAAATTAGCTATAAACGCTGCGCCTTTTACATCAGCAGGTGCATCATTTAGTGCAGTAAATAAACTAGTGTCATATGTTGCTGGAGCATTTACGCCATCTACTATTGCAATTTTTTGTGTACCGTTATAATTATACTTTGCAAATCGTGTACGTGAAGCACCCTCTCTGCTTGTAGATATAAATGTTATAACAGCATTATCCGCAGGACTTGACGCAAGCGCAGGATCAATACTTAAAGTAGAACCACCTGAAGATACTGTAGCTGTGGCTGTTACCGTATATATTTTTGCAACACCAGCTATAGTAAATTGATCTTGTGCCTGTGGTGCTGCAGATAAACCGTCTACAATAAGAGATGTACCTGTTTGACTTGCACCGTTTACTAAAGTTGTTCCATAATTAGGTACATTTATTTTTGTAAAACCTGTACCTGTTGTGCTAAATATATCATCGTTCTTTGCAACAATTGCTTGACTTTCCCAGCTTGCAACACCAAGTGTTAAATAGTTTAACGTAGTTGAAACAAATACAATATCATCTTGATCAGACGGATTATGCACCATCGTTTGTGACAGTGTAAGAGTTGCCCTATTTGTTGCTGCTGCAAAAGTAACACCACCTGCAGCTATCGTATACCTAAAACTAAGAACTGCATCATCAGCAGGTGTAGCAGCTAATGCGGGTGCAATTGTTAAAGTAGAATCTGACCCTGATAAATTAGTTGCTGCGCTAATTGTATATAGAGTAGAGTCACCGGCTATGGTAAATGTATCGTTTGCAGAAGGTTTAACGTCTAGTCCGTCTACGGCTAATGATGTACCTGATTGAGCCGCACCATCCACTGCACCACCTGCGAATGATAACACATCTCCAGCTACAGGTGTCTGATGACAATTAGCTATGACAAGACTCGTGCCGCTTTGACTTGCCCCGTGTACTTTTGGCGCACCATATGGGGGAATCAAATCACTGTCGTATTTATCATAACCTTCAATTCTACGATAACCACCTTCAACAGATGGTTCAAAGTTACGTAGTATTCGTGCGCTACCCGGTGCGTTAAGACCCTGCTGCAGCGGTGACAGGTTACTTATTAATCCACCACGAAACTCAACGGCGTAAGTTTTCCATGCATCAACCAAACTGTTACCCCTAGTTTTGTGTACGCATGTATGAACGTACGTAAGGTGTACGATTAATTAACATTGAACGCATGTATTTAATACCCTCATCAAATTTTTCTTTCATTACTAATGCATCTTGTGTATTACCCCTAAATAAATAAGCATAGTGCATTGCACCATCTGTAATAACATGAGCAAATCTATCGGGTATAACAATTGCATCGCCGTGAGCAGATAAGTCTGCAGTAAAATTAAAATACTCGTATACTAAAATATAAGCAGCATCAGGTTCTGGAGTAAGAACAAACTCAAGAGATGGCGCATGTACTACACGAGTAGGTACACCTTGAAAACTAGAACTATTGTATTCTTGCGCTACAAATTTATCTAAGTATTCTTCATAAGCCATAGGCAATATACGTGTAGTAGCATTGCCTAGAGTTGAATCTTCTTTAATTCTAAAAGTATCAAAATTAATAACTTTACAATCTGTTGGAAAAGCATAGCGGCTAGTGTTAGCCGTTAAAGTTTGTGTTTTAGTAGTATGATTAAAAGGCCACTCAAATTCGGATTGATTAATATATCTAATAGATGCGTTAACTGCATCTTTAGCGTGTGCATAAAAACCTGTTGCAGACGCAAAGTTAGTAGAAGTTAATTCTACTTCATTTAAACGTCTGTTTACTTGATTTACTAATTGTAAAAATGTTGTAGCCATTTACAGTTCCTTAATAGAAGTGAAGGGGCAAGTTGCCCTGCCCCATCACCTATTTAGTTAGATTTGGTCACGGGAAACTTCAGCAGCTTCCATTTCACCAAGTGAGCTTACATCCATCATTACGGCGAAAACACGAATTTCACCAGCAGTAAAAGATGCGCCACCACCAGCAAGGGTAAGGTCCAGAGTATCCGCAGAACCGATAACAAGGTCAGCAGAGACAGTTACGCTAGGTGCGTAAGCACCATCAGCAGCACCGTCAATGTCAAACGCTGTTACGTATTCGTTGTCATCTGCGCCAGTACCAAGAATGGCAGTAGCATCAGTACCCGTATTCTGAGTTGCGCTTTTTGTTACCTGAAAACCAGCAGCAATAATCTTGGTGTTTGCAGGAACAGTAATGCACTGTACTACGTCACCGTTTGGATTGATGCTGTTAGCAGTAAGGTCAACGACCTGCTCAACCATGTATGGATTGCGTCCACGCTGGGAATTACCCATAGCAGGAGCAAGAGTAGCAGTAATTGTAGCCATGATTATCTCCCCTTATGCTAAATGGTAAATGGCGTTAACAAGAGCTTCAGGACGAAGAATCTTGCGACCATACAAATGCATACCCCGAACAATGTCGGCGAAGCTATCAGGATCACGGTAAGTTTCAGTCTTATTAATCTGCTCTGCAGTAGCAACAGCAGATGAATGTCCTGCAACAATCACACCATAGTTGGATGAACTGTTTGTGCCAGCGAATGACGGGCCAGTACCAACTGAAGGTAGGTTGTTAGACTGATAAACTTGGAAGCCGTGGATTTGTGTGGAGACTTGACCGTTTTGCAGTCCACCGCCACCAAAATCAGCATTGAACAAACGAGAATCTTCGTCTTTCAATACTTCCATAAACACTGGATCAAGGATCAACCAACGACCTTGTGAATCCACGTTCTGCTGGTCAAGAAGACGAGCCATACGTGCAATCAAAGTCAGTGGGTGAGTGTCACCAGCAGCAGGAGTTGCGTCAGTTGCGCCACCAGTACGAGGCTGGATAGCAATAGCGTCA